ATAGGCTTTGCACCTAACCCTAGTACTACAATCGTAGTACCTTTTCGTGATAAGAATAAAGACTTACTCAACTACTGGAATGCAGCTGATGAGATCAGTGCCTGGAAGTGGGTCAAAGATATTCTAGAGAACGATAAGATAGTTAAGGTAGCACAGAATCAATTGTATGATGTATCATGGCTTGCCCATAAACAAAAGATACATGTTAAAGGTATCATCCACGACACCATGCATGCACAACATTCACTGCAACCAGAACAAGAAAAGGGATTAGGTTTCTTAGGCTCTATATATACCAATGAGAGTGCTTGGAAAACCTTAGCCAAGTTTTCAAAGAGTACCAAAGCAGATGAGTAAACATGAAACGATCAGAATTATTTTCGGTCAAACCAATGCCCGAAGATTCAGTAGATATAGCAAACCATTACAACCTATGGCGAGCCGTATTAGATCAAGCTGTTCAAGACTATGCCTACAAGGGCAAGTCAAAGGATGGGTTGAAACACAAAGAAGAAGTAGAGATATGGTTGAAGTATAAGTATGATGAGTTCCAATACATATGTGACTTAGCTTCAGTAGACCATGAAAGAGCAAGAAAAGAATTTGATAAATACAGAGAGGGAGAGTATGAAAACAACAGGAAGATCTTCAGAACTACTAGTAAAGGCTAGTGAGTTAGTTAGTGGAGACAGACAAGTAGACTACGGAGACAAGTTAATTAACCATGTGAACATAGCAAACTTATGGTCAGCATATACTAACTTTCAAATAAACCCACATGATGTAGCAGTTATGATGTGTCTATTAAAGATAGCAAGATTAAAGCAAGGATCTAGGACAGAGGATACATACCTAGATGCTTCAGCTTACATGGCGATCGCTCGTGAAATAGGAGAACGAGTGGAAGAATTACATAAGAAACAATTGGAGAGAGACAATGGCGAGGATAATAAAAAACACAGAGATTAAGAATTTAAAACTTAATGAAGAACAAATGCTGTGGGTTTACTGTGGATTAGACTGCACACTTACAACAGAGATATGGGATAAGCTACAGCCTCAACTAGATAACAACACCAGGTCAACATACGATTTCGAGCGAGCAAGCTTGGGCCCAGCTATATCTATGGTGCTACGTGGCTTACGCGTAGACGAAAGGGCAGTCACAATTATTCGTGCCCCCTTACAAAAGAAAAGATTACAGTTAGCTAGGATGTTAAGTCTATTTGCTAATGCTGTATGGGATAAAGACCTTAACCATAACAGTCCAACACAACTCAAGTCCATGCTCTATGAGTACTTGAATCTTCCAACACAAATTAAATACGACAAAGGTAAACAGAAAGTTTCAACAGACAGAGAAGCTTTAGAACATATGATAGAAGAGTATCCTCGTGCTCGTCCTTTCTGTAAGACTATCATAGCACTACGTGATATAGACAAACAACTATCAGTACTAGCCGCAAAGCGTGATGAGGATGGACGTATCCGTTGCTCTTATAATGTAGCGGGTACTGAAACTGGCAGGTGGTCATCATCAGAAAGTCCCTGGAGAACAGGTACTAACCTACAGAATATTACAAAGGACATGAGGGCTATCTTCGTACCAGACAGAGGACGTACTATGTTCTATGCCGATCTACAAGCAGCTGAATCCAGGGCAACAGCTTATCTATCAGGTGATGAGGGTTATATCAACGCTGTTGAATCATCAGACCTACACACTGAAGTAGCCAAGATGGTGTGGCCTAACATGGGTTGGACAGAAGATAACGCACAGAATAGAACACTAGCAGAGCGACCTTACTATGGTAACTTTTCTTATCGTGATGTATGTAAGAGGGCTGGTCATGGTACTAACTATGGAGCGTCAGCTAATACAGTAGCAAGACATACAAAGATTAAGGTAGCACATGCTACAAGATTTCAACTCTTGTATTTTGGTGGTGTCATACCACTAGCCTCGTTAGAACGTTGGCATAAACAGGACAAGAAAGGGGGCTTCAGCGATCTGATAGAACTAGGCGAGAAGATTGGTACTGGTACACAAATGCTTGTGCGTGTAGCTGGTGCATTTCCTGGTATAAGAACATGGCATACAGAAGTTATAAAAGAATTACAAGCAACGGGTAACTTAATCACACCCTTTGGTAGACGTAGACAATTCTGGGGTAGGTTAGATGATGAACACTATGCAAGAAAAGCTATAGCCTATCTTCCTCAATCTACTATAGGTGACTTACTTAACAAAGGTTTATATAGAGTGTGGTCAGAACTATTCCCAGAGGGTGTAGAAATATTAGGACAGGTGCATGATGCAGTCTTAGGTCAATGTCCTAATGATAAGGTAGACTATTTAATACCTAAGATAATTAAATGCTTAGAGAATCCTATCGAAGTTAAAGGTAGAACTATGATCATACCTTCTGATGCAGAGGTAGGAGATTCTTGGAAGAACTTAAAGAAATGGGTAGCTAATGCGTAACAATATAGATTTTATAGAAGCATGCGTCAAGGCTACAACAGGTAGCCCAATACCAGATAGGTTCTCCAGATGGACAGCACTATCCGCTGTGGCTGGTGCATTAGGACGTAAGTGTTGGTTGTCTATGACTAACTATAACATTAGACCTAACATGTTTATAGTATTAGTTGCACCACCAGGCAGAAACAAATCTGTCTCGCTCATCTTGCCGTTCTCTAAAGTGTTTAGTAAACTTACCACACCTGTAGGTACAGAAGAAGATCATGATGAATACAACAGTGGCTTAACACAGTATGGTTTAAAGAACTATCCTTTGTACTCTATACAAGATAGGATTACACCAGAGAAATTAGCAGTAGAAATGTCTAAGGTTACACGACTAGACTTACGTTGTGCTACACCTAAAGAAGATATGTTCTATGATTCATCTATCACATTAGTAACCTCAGAGTTTGGTACGTTCATGAATAGAAATCATCAGTACTTACAAATGTTTATGACTGACATGTGGGATAGTAAAGATATATACAGTCATCAAATTAAAACAGGGTCATCACAAATGATTAAAGGTCCATGCCTTAATTGGATAGCATGTGCCACACCTCAACAGTTTGTGGATAACTTACCAGAGGATGCAGCATCCCAAGGTTTACTGTCTAGAATACTACCCATCTACCATGAGGGTGAGAGAATAGCACAGAGTTTATATCAGAAAAAATTAGAAGATAAGATATCAGAAGACTTAACTCATGACCTTAGTATGATAGCTAAAATGCATGGACAATTTATCTTTGACCCAGAAGCATACGAAGAAGTTGAGAAAGATTTTCAAGAATATATTAAACCAGAACCTACTGAACCTAACATGATTGAGTACAATCAGCGTAGGGTATCACACTTTATCAAGGTAGCTATGTCCATCAGTGCCTCACGTAGAGGTACTCGAGTAATCACAGGCAGTGATTGGGAACGTACTAAGAAGATTATGTTTGATGTAGAGAAGCATATGCCTAAGGCATTAGAAGGTTTTGGCATGAGTAAGACAGGTAAAATTGCTCATGATATGAAGGGTTGGTTGGAGACTACTGTGTTTAACAATAACCGCTCTCACGTGCGTCTGAAGCTGTTTAAACGGCAACTTTTGAACAAGACTATGGCGCCCGGGGAAATCACACAGTACATCCAAGCTATGACAGACTCTGGTTACATACGCGTTGAATCTGAATTGGTATTCCTATGCAGAAAAGACGTAACATAATCCGAGGTCTCAGGTGGGCTAAAGCCCTCGAGGATAAACCTAGATTCATCTCCTCTCCAAGAATCAAGGGTATCCAAAGGGCTGGGCTCATCTATGAGAATAGAATAGCTAATTATATACAAGCATTATATGGAGATAAAGTAATACACGGGCAGTGGTATGAGTATGAAGATAGACGTGGGCTAGGTTGGTGCCAGCCAGACATTATAATACTACCCAACAGCGACAGAGAATTTCTTCTAGTGTTAGAGTGTAAACTTAAAGCAACTAGGAAAGCATGGGTTCAGCTTAACTATTTGTATCGTCCTGTACTTGAGAAGATTTATCCACAGGTAGAAATCAGAATGGTGCAGGTAGTAAAGAACCTGGACAAAAATTTAAAGTTAGATTTAGTTGAGACACTAGATGATGTCTTTTGTCAAGAGCAAAAGTTTGAATACTCGACATTATTTTTAAGGAACTTAACATGATTGATATAGACAACGGCTTCATAGTGTGGTATACTAGGAGCTTTCACACAACACAAATAAGGAAGACCAAATGACTGACAAACCAACGATTGATCTCGCACGAGATGACCTTCTTACTGTATTCGGTAAAGAAGTTTTAAAAGATAGATACATGTTACCTAAAGAAAAATCTCCCCAGGAAGCTCTAGCTAGAACAGCCGCAGCTTTTGCAGACTCAGATGCCCATGCAAAAAGATTGTATGATTACTCATCTAAGTTATGGTTCATGTTTGCTACACCCGTGCTATCAAATGGTGGTACAGATAGAGGACTACCTATCTCATGCTTCTTAAATTATGTACCTGATTCTCGTGAAGGTTTATCAGAACACTATGCAGAAAATATTTGGTTGTCAAGTTCAGGCGGTGGTATCGGTGGATACTGGGGTGACATAAGGTCGCAGGATCAATCTACTAGTAAAGGTAATAAGACAACAGGAGTTATACCTTTCATGCATGTAGTTGATAGTCAGATGGTTGCGTTTAACCAGGGGGCAACAAGACGCGGGAGCTATGCCAGCTACATGGACATATCTCACCCAGAGATAATAGAGTTCATTG